AAGATTTTAAGACACTTAACGTCGATCCAACAAAGGTGTTGGGCTTAATATCGGATATTGTTAAAGAGTCGTTCGTTATAGACAAGAAGAAATTTGTAAATCTGTTTAAAATAAACAAAGTAAATGATATATTGATATTTGATTTCCAGAGGGGATATGACGTGACCGATTTAAGGGAATTTAGAACCGAGTGTCACACATCCCTCCAACACCAACTTGGGGAAAATTACATCGATTTAAATCTTGTCATTCCGATGACGAAACATATTGAGTGTTTTGAAAATTTATACGAATATTTCAAAGAGAGTCTATTGGAGTTCGAGCCAGATTACTCCTTCGATCAAATGAACGGATTGATCACTGAGACATTAAGCGAAGTAGAATGTAATGGTATTCATATAGATATTGATTTATTTAATAAATACTTCGACCACAGAGGGATAACGGAAGCCAAAGACAAAGTTTTTTCTGAATACAACATATTCACTTCTACCGGCCGCCCAAGCAATAGGTTTGCTAAGGTTAATTATGCCGCTTTAAATAAAGATAGTGGGTGTAGAACCGCTTTCACATCAAGATTTGGAGAAAATGGGACTTTATTGGGTTTAGACTACAGAGCGTATCATCCTCATATAGTAGCGAATTTAATCAATTTTAAATTAGATTTGGATACGGATGTTTACGAGTTCCTAGGTAAATTATATTTCAACAAGACTCATCTGACGGCTGATGAGATAAAATTGTCAAAAAATCAGACGTTCCAAAACTTTTACGGAGGTATAAAGGAAGAATATTTGAATATAGACTTCTTTAGAAAGACGCACGAATATATCACCCATCGTTGGAATTTTTTTGAAAAGAATGGGTATGTCGAAACACCTGTGTTCAAACGTAGGATAACCAGCCACCACATATCCGACCCAAATCCAAACAAGTTGTTTAATTATCTTCTTCAAGCAGCCGAAACAGAGTTCTCCATCCAAAACATAAGCAGAATAAATAATTTCCTTAGAAACAAAGAATCTAAGGTGGTGTTATACACTTACGATTCCATACTTGTCGATTTCTCTAAAAACGACGGAAAGGAAACTGTCCATCATATAAAAAATACAATGATAGACAACCAGTTTCCTGTCAAATGTTATGTTGGTAAGAATTATAATGATTTATGTGAAATTGAACTCAAATCATGATATTTATATCACATAATGGCGGAAAATTCGTTTTTAAACTCAATATTGTCTGAGTGGAGTGCCAGATCATCGACGGGTCTTATAGACCCCAGTGATTTGGATGGACTTCAATGTATACTAGAAAACCGAGAACTAGATGAACAGTTTGTATCAGAATTTTTAAAAAACTACAATTCGGTTGTAAACGAACTCACGATACGAGATGATCAAGGAAAAGATTTAACTCTGACAATAAAACAGTCCTTTATAGACAAGTTGAGACACATAAACTCGGAGTGGGCGGAAAAGTTATCTGAGGGAGATGAGATAAATCGCCAATCTTCAACCGCGTCTGACGGTGACAAGATAAAGATTACCAAATCCTCGATGATGAAAACAGAAACTCCGGGAGATACATCGTGGATAATGCCAAAACTACCAGGTGTTGTGTTCTATATAGACTATTCTATGGATGTAAATGCCTTATTAAGACGTTCATCCAAGAAATCTGAAAAACTGTTATCAACGGACACTGAGGCTTTGCACGAATGCTTTTTTGTTATAGCCCTTGCCACACAAATAGATTCTCAAGGAAATTCCCAAGGATTAAATGTAGTAAATTCTTTAAAATCTTTGACCGAACTTATAAATTCTACACGGATTCTCATCAAGGATAAAGAGAAGATACACCACGTTTTTTCGTCAAGAATAGGAAATGAACCATTTTCGTCTGAGGTGAATTTAAGAAAAGTTGATGCTCAAAAGTGTGCTGAAGCAGCTTATAAAAAATTGACAGATGTATACCAATCTCCAACTTTTGACTATGTGACCCGTGTATTTGAGGGTTCTGACGGAAAGAAAGTTGTTGCCGACGCATCTATTAAAGTTGGTGGAGAAATACTTAGCATTTCCTTAAAATACAAAAAAGGGCAACTCAACAATTTGAAGTGTACAACTGTATTGGATAGTTTATTTGGTATAGATTCACATGGAAAATCCTTCATGGATTCCGTTTACGAGTTTGATCCTAAGAAAATCGATCAACTTCTTCAATATTTTGTGATAGGAATAAATCTAATTTTGCCTCCAAAAAACACTAAGTTTCATATAGAAGAACGGGGGCTTACATATCCGATTTTTAAGAAGCTTGTTTCAAAGAATGAATATTACCCATTGGCTTACACAACAATATCCACCGAATTGGCAAAAAATAACAAGGAAGCGGCTGATTTTGTCGATAAGTATAAGAAGCTTAAAATGGTTAATTTGGCCGACACAATAAACCGTTATATCGAATCGAACAAGACAGCGAATAACAATTTTACTAAATTCTTGACCTATATCCTTAGATGTGAACCAGAACGTAGTTATATGTATGTCGGAGACAGTGGCAAATCGATCTACACAATACCCTCCCAATCAACGTTATCAGAGAAAAGAATTTCGGTTAAAGCAGAACCCAAACAGTCGGTTGATTATTCCTCTCATATAACCGTTTTCATCGAAGAAGAGATTGCTTTTGAATTTGATATGAACTTCAGATGGACTAAGTCTCAGTGGGTCGGAGACATGAATCAGGTAGGCAAAAACCTAAAAGCATACGAGATAAATTGGTAAGACTATGAAAGAAATCGAAAAATTTATAAATATGATTTCGTTAGATGAAAGAATTTCTGACGGAATTTTTAACCCTGAACTTGAAGAACATCTAAATGTATTTCAAGACCATCTCGAACGTCTAGGTGTCTCTTCCGATGAAGCTGTGGATGTAAGAAATCGAATGATGGAAGGTAGATTCCCGGAGCGCCAGGCATATAACTCAAACGGAATTCTTGTCACGTTTCCTACTCCGGAATACAAGCAAAGAGCAATTAAACGTGGTACACATTTTGAAAAAAATCCTAAACAAAAAACTCCGAATGTGAGCTTTGACGACGTTTCTCCCAAGCAAGAGCCAGAACCGAAGCCAGAACCGAAGCCAGAACCGAAGCCAGAACCGAAGCCAGAACCGAAGCCAGAACCGAAGCCAGAACCGAAGCCAGAACCGAAGCCAGAACCACCGAAACCCCAGTTGCCTTCTCCAACCGACGGTGTCCCGGTTTTAGTTCTTCCTCCTGGAGAATTAAAGAAACGTGAAGATGCTATAATTAAACAAGCTCAAGAGGATTACGTTGAGAAGATACTGACAAACGAATCTGTGAAGGTGAAGTTCACTATAGAGGAGGCCCGAAAAAATAACTTTTACAACAAAGGATTTAGATGGTATTCCGATAAAGGTGAATTTATCGGAGTAATGTGTTATGATGAAGATTCAAAGAAGTGTTTTATAATCGGATAACATGAGAACTCAACTTCTTTGTACATTCTCCGAAAAACACCAGTGTAAACCTCTCCTCAAAAGGATACTTGAGTGTTATGAATTATCCGACGGAAAATTTTTCATTTTTGAAGATTGCAAAAATGAAGGGTCGTTGATGGTCACATACAATGTCATTCTTGATGGAAGCGCTTTGAGTAAGTTTCCAACAACAATCTCCATCCACAGAAAAAAACAAACCAATACGTTGTATACACTTAATGCCATGAATCGTATAATCATGGAAGAAAATGGCGGCGTCTTGGATAAAAACTTCCAGTTGGATTGGGAGATTTACAGGAACTGCCTTATCATCACCTCGGATACTGGTTACAAAATAATAGACCTCCGATTGGTTGATATCATAAAACGATAATAAATATAAAACGAGATTTACACTTGATGTATCTAATTATATGGCGATGAATATGACTAATGTTAAATATAATGGAAAAGAATATTGCGTTAATTTTGATAGAACAATGGATTATCCCTATATTTTATGTGATTCAAAGAGAAAATATTTTAGAGTTTGTAAAAAGTGTAGAAATTTTATGTTTTACGGATTAAAGACGGATTTGATAAGGAGATTGGAGGGAAATTGTATGGGGTGTAGGGATTTTTCTGGAGAAAAACATCCTATGTTTGGTAGAAAACATACGTTGGGATCTAAAGATAAAATACGTGTTGCACGGATTGGAAAAAAATTAACTCAAGAAACGAAGGATAAAATAAGGTTAAAAGTGAGTGGAGAAAAACATCCCATGTATGGGAAACATCATACAGAGGATACTAAGAAAAAAATAAGCAAAGCAAACTCTGGAGATAATGCACCGTGTATGGGGAGAGTTGGGAAACTACATCCCTTTTTTGGAAAGCGTCACACGGAGGACACTAAGAAAAAAATAAGTTTGGCGAATTCGGGAAAAAGAATGGGTGAATCGAATCCGACCAGACGCGAAGAGGTTAGGGATAAGATACGGTTATCCCACAATAAACGGCGAGAAGAATTATATGGTGGTCAATCGTCTCCAAATTTTAACGTGGATGCTTGTCTTTATATGGAAGAACTTAATTTGAAAAATGGATGGAATCTTACACATGCGATGAATGGTGGGGAACATTACATAAAGGAACTCGGATATTGGGTTGATGGATATGACAAATCGAGAAACATTGTGGTGGAATTTGATGAACCAAGACATTACAAAAATGGAAAACTTATTGAAAAAGATGAGTTTCGTCACAATAAAATAATATCACATCTAAATTGTGAATTTTATAGATACAATTCTTCTAAAAAAATCTTAGTTAAAATAACTTCCAATCGATTGAATAGTGATATACATTGATACTTATTGGTGATAGGAAAATTTAACTACGTTAGTTAACAATTGACTTATTTACTGATTGAACATTAAAAACTAAAACATTATGCCATTAAACCTCGATAGAATCAAGAGCCGTTTGAACTCTCTTTCAAACACAAACTCAAAATCAACCCTCATTTGGAAACCAAGTCCAGGAAAACAGGTTGTTCGTATTGTTCCATATAAGTTCAATGTCGAAAATCCGTTTATTGAATTAAAGTTCCACTACGGGCTTAATGGAAAGACGTATCTTTCCCCAGACAGCTTCAACAGACCAGACCCGATTGTTGAATTTAGCAATAAACTCAAGAAGTCCGGAGACAAGGAAGAGTGGAAGTTCGGAAAGAAAATTGAACCGAAGATGAGGACATTTGTCCCCGTTCTCGTTCGTGGAGAAGAAGGACAGGGAGTCCGCTTCTGGGGATTCGGAAAGAATGTTTATCAAGAAATTCTTTCCATCATCTCCGATCCAGATTACGGTGATATTACCGACGTGGCCAACGGACGGGATATTGTTGTTGAATTCAAGACTGCCGAGGAGACTGGTAAATCCTTTCCGGAGACGTCTATCCGAGTCAAACCGAACACCTCCCCAGCGGTCCCGCCCGCTGAAAAGGATTTGATCGCTAAGTTATCGAATCAAACAAACATTCTCGAACTGTTCCCAGAACTTAGTTACGATGAACTGAAAGGTGTGATGGAGGCGTGGTTGCATAGTTCAGAGAATGGTGAAGAATCGTCTTCTCCAAGCACTGCTGCTTCGTCCGAAACCAAGGCTAATCTTGAAGAGGCCGCTGTTCCTGCCCCAAAACAATCGAAGTCTCCATCAGCAGTTGCGTCAAAAGCAAACACTGATGATGTGTCGAAAGCATTTGACAATCTGTTCAACTCGTAATAAATTACATGAAACTCGGGGAGGGGAAAATTTCTCCCCTCCCCTTTTTCACATACTCATATAATTTATGGCAAAAACAAAAAGCACAACAAAGGTGGAATTCGACGCTAAAGCCGATAGAGACGATCTCTTGACAACGCTGGCAACAGAGTTAAACAAGGCTTCAAAAGAAGGCAAGACTGCATACTTCTTAGATGAACAAGACGACCCATCAACGGTAAGCGATTGGATTTCAACAGGTTCATCGATATTAGACCTAGCAATAAGCAATCGACCAAATGGGGGTCTTCCTGTGGGAAGAATGGTAGAATTAAACGGATTAGAGGGCACAGGAAAGAGCCTCGTATCAGCACACGTTGTAGCAGATACTCAAAGGAAAGGTGGTGTTGCTGTGGTTATAGACACCGAAAACGCTGCTGCACCGGAATTTTGGGCCTCCCTTGGAGTAAACCTAAAAAATCTTTTATATGTTCAGTCAGAAACAGTGGAGGATATTTTTTCTCAAATGGAAAATATTATAGCCATTGTTAGGAAATCAAACAAGAAACGTATATTAACGATAATTGTAGACTCCGTAGCAGCAGCCTCCACTAAGGCCGAGTTAGAGAGCGATCATGGTAAAGATGGGTATGCCACAGGCAAATCCATCATAATAAGCAAAGCGATGAGAAAAATAACAACCATGATAGGTAAACAACAAGTGTTAATTGTATTCACGAATCAACTTCGTCAAAATCTTAACGCTATGGCGTTCGGAGACAAGTATATTGTTTCTGGAGGAAAAGCATTAGCGTATCACTGTTCAGTTCGAGTTAGACTCAACAACACAGGAAAATTAAAACGTGGTGATGAGGTTATTGGAAACAAATGTAAAGCTGTGGTTGTTAAGAATAGAATGGGTCCTCCACAACGCCAAGCTCAGTTTGATATATATCACGATAGCGGAATTGCTGATTATGGAAGCTGGTTGGAAGTCCTAAAAACATCTAACATAGTGAAACAAAGCGGGTCGTCTTACACTTATCAGAAAGACTCCGGTGGAGAACCTATAAAGTTTATGTCAAAAGATTTCGTCAGGATGATGTCCGAAGACGAGGCTTTAAAAGATGAACTCTACTCGAAAATATGTGAGTCGGTTATCATGAAATACAAAGATCCAAACTCAAAGATAGTTGAAGATGCTGTGGTTGATGAGGATGGTTCCGGTGTAGAGTCTTCTCAAGACGAATAATATATGGATCAGCTTAACACGGATGATAAAAAGAAACTTTACTCTTTATTTTCAAACATAAAGGATGAGATGAAGGGAAAGTCTTTGGATGTGAAATCCACATCCGACGTTCTTATAATAGACGCGTTAAACTTATTCATCCGCGTTTGGTCAGTCTCACCATACATGAACGAGGATGGTATTCACACGGGTGGCGTCTCCGGATTCTTAAAGAGTCTCGGAGCCGCCATCCGCCTTCTTTCTCCGACAAAATGTATTTTAGTGTTCGATGGATCCGGCGGAAGCTTGAAACGAAGAAAGCTTTATCCGGAATACAAGAATAAAAGAAAAACAAAGGTCAGACTTAACAGAACATATGTGGATAATTGTTCTAATGACGACGAGGAAAAGAATCTAAAAAAACAGTTAATAAGAACGGTAAATTATTTAGATTACCTTCCGTTGACCGTCATGGCGATTGATAACGTCGAAGCTGACGATGTTATTGCATATCTGGCACTAGATAAGTTTAAAGACAGTTCTGTCACCATAATGTCATCGGATAAAGATTTCTTACAACTTGCCAGCGATAGAGTTAAGATATGGAGTCCAGTCAAGAAAAAGTTGTATGGGTGTGCTGAAATATTGATGGAATACGGTATAAGCTGCCAAAATTTTATAAACTACAGAATACTTGAGGGAGACACGAGTGATAATATAGATGGAATTCCTGGAGCAGGGTTAAAAACCATAATAAAATGTTTCCCGATTTTCACCGATCCTCGTAGGTATACCACGGATGAGATTTGTAATTATTCCGACTCTCATAAGGGGAGGTATAAGTTATACGACACGATATTAGAAAATAAACATATATTAGAAAGAAATTATGCGTTAATGCAGCTCAATTCCAGTGAGATCCAAGGGTTCACTCAGTTAAGGATAAACGAGATAGTAGATACCACATTTACACGACTCAATAGATTTGAGTTTAGTAAACTTGTAACGGAAGACAAGATATGGAACAACATTCCAAATTATCAAATATGGTTATCCGAAAATTTTGGAAAATTGGATAATTTTGTTAAAGTGGTGAAGTGAAGATATATTTATTATCGGAGGCTATACAACCGTCGGTAAAAGAAAGGCCCGCTCAATCAAGAGCGGGCCTTTCAATTTTAACGAATGATTAAGCTACCCATCCAATAGGCGGTTTGGCATACTTTGGGAAACTTTTAGGAAAAGCCACTTGATTCATCTTCGGTTGTATAACCCCCATGTCAATCAAGGCCTCCCTAGAAGCATAATAGATTTCAAACTGTCCACGATTATTTCCACGAGTGAACTCTGTGCTCGTGACTTTACTTTCTTTCGATTTTCCCCAACCAGATCCCATATCAAACGAACGGAGAACTGAAGGAGAATTGAATGTCGTATTACTGTAGTTTGTGCTCGCACACGAAACTGTGCCAGATGAGTAGTCGGCTTTGGTTGATCCGCCGGATTTGCCAGTTAAACCCGTTGTGCAAGTGGTGTTATATGGGTCTTTGTACCATATAGGATCTGACGAAGTATCGGATGTTATCACTGTCCAATCTATATGAGGCTGATGTTCGTCATATATAACAACACCAATTACACCGCAGTTTACAACTGACCCATCCCGCTTAGATTCAGCATAAGAATCGGATTTTTTCACAAACTTAAACGCTCCAACTCTTTCATCGTTGTATCGGAATCCCTTAATCCTACAAGCAGAATATCCAGAAATAACATATCCAGAATCTTCAGTTGATGCTGGTTCTCCGGTTAATACATTTAAGCCATCAACACTCGCGACGGCTAGAATTCGGGATGAACCGTGGTTTTTTATTGATATTTCGTATTCGCTGCCTTCTTTGGCCTCGATATACACTTTACCGTCTTTGTGGTGTTTAGCGACGGCGTTTCCATTTACGAGGATTGTTACCTCGGACATTGCATAATTTAACATAATTTATCTTTCTATTTATGAAAGCTGGTCATACACCAGATTCCGTTTATAAGTATAGGTCAAAAGATAAAAGAATTTGTGTTTCTTTTTTTATAGGTATAAAGTGTGATGACATGGAAACACAAATAATCGACAATCTGAAGAAATACGGAGCAGAATTTCAACTCAAGTGCATATCTAGTCTACTCAGCGACAAATCCTTCCTTGAAAGGATATCGGATATTGTAGATCCGCAGAGTTTTGAATCGGACGCCCACCAATGGATAGTCAAGACAATCATAGAATATTTTATGAAATATAAAGACATTCCCACGTTGAATGTTTTTAAGGTCCAGGTAGATACTATCGAGACAGATGTCCTAAAACGGGCAGCTGTGGAACAGTTAAAGTTTGTATATCAAAAAATAAGTGATAGTGATATAAACTTTGTAAAGGAACAATATTTGGAATTCTGTAAAAATCAGAAGATGAAAAGCGCTATCATGGATAGCGTGGATTTGATAAAACAGGGAGAATATGACAAAATCTCCCACGTTGTTCAAGACGCTCTCAAGGCAGGAATGGAAAGAAATGTAGGTCATTCTTATATGACCGATATAGACCATAGAATGAGCGTGATGGCTCGTAATACCACAAAGACAAATTGGGCAGAAATTGACTCCATAATGGACGGAGGATTGGCTCCGGGAGAACTCGGGGTGATAACAGCCTGTGCTGGAAGTGGAAAAAGTTGGGTGTTGGCGAAGATTGGTGCCGAGACTATGAAACAGGGGAAAAATGTGGTTCACTTCACACTTGAACTTAACGAAAACTATGTGGGGCTTAGATACGATGCTTGTTTTACGGGAATAGATTTTCAGAACGTCCGTAAGAATATTGATATAGTTAAAGAAAAAATTTCAAAAGTTCCCGGTAAACTCATCATAAAATATTTTCCGATAAAAACGGTTTCGGCCCACAATTTAAAACTTCACATTGAAAGAATACAGATGCTTGGAACAAAAGTTGATTTAGTGATAGTTGATTATGCAGATATATTACGTCCGAGTCAATCCGAAAAAAACAGCAACAGTTACAGTGAGGCTGGAGGAATTTACGAAGAACTTCGTGGCGTCGCAGGAGAACTTCAGATTCCTATTTGGACTGCATCACAAAGCAATCGTGCAGCAATGGATGAAGATATCATTCAAGCAAATAACATTTCAGACAGTTATAGAAAAATAATGACTGCTGATTTCGTAATGAGTTTGTCTCGTAAAGTAAATGACAAGGTAAGCAACACTGCTAGATTTCATATAATCAAAAATCGATTCGGGCCGGATGGAATGACGTTCCCGAGTAGAATGAACGCCGGATGTGGAGATATCCAAATATTCTCGGAGTCTTCGAGGGAAGGATTATCGGCGATGAGTGAGATGAACGAAGGAGAAAATATTGTAAAAAAGATGATTTCTAACAAATGGAAATCTCACATGGGAGATGACGATCAGGAATAAAATTTACTATTAGACTGTTTTCACAAAATGAAAACTTTTTTTGAAAAAAGTTTTCAACAAAGTGAAAGTAATCAAATATTAAACGATAATTATTTCTCACAAAAGGATTTTAGTTACTATGACCGAGATTATTACGAAGGAATTTTTAGATAAATACAAAAAGATACAACCGAAGTGGGGATTCAATGAACTTGGATATGTTGTTTACAAAAGAACATATTCTAGAATAAAACAAGACGGAACGTCCGAAGAGTGGTACGAAACTGTTGCTCGTTGTATAAACGGTGCTCAAAAAATTGGTGCGGCTTATACCAAGAAGGAAGCTGAAACTCTTTATGATTTGGTTTTCAATCTTAAATGTAATTTTGCTGGAAGAATGCTTTGGCAATTAGGCACTTCCACGGTTGATAGATTCGGAGCAAACAGTCTTTTAAACTGTTGGTATGTGTCAATGAAAGAACCAAAGGCGTTTACATTCCTGTTTGAAAATCTCATGTTAGGTGGTGGAGTAGGATATAGTATTCGTAGAGAAGATGTTCATGAACTCCCAAAAATTCTAAAATCGGTCGCCGTTACTCACACAAATACTAAAGATGCAGATTTTATCGTCCCCGACACAAGGGAGGGATGGGTGAAACTCCTAGAATACACGCTTGATGCATTTTACAAAAATGGCAAATCCTTTACTTATTCAACAATTTTGATTCGTGGCGCAGGAGAAAAAATAAACGGTTTTGGAGGAAAAGCATCTGGTCCAGCAATTCTAGTGGAAGGTATAGGAAAAATAGCAAATATCTTTCAATCCAGAGAAGGAAAGAAATTGAGAAGCGTAGATGTGTTGGATATATGCAATATAATAGGAAGCATCGTCGTTGCTGGAAACGTCAGAAGATCCGCCGAAATAGCATTAGGAGATCCTGACGACGTTCTTTATCTCAGAGCCAAGAACTGGAACACAGGAACGATCCCAAACTGGAGAGCGATGTCAAACAACACCATTTACGTAGATGATTATGAACACATCATGTCTGAGGTTTGGGACAACGGATATACAGTGAATCCAGAAACCGGCACAGCCAATGGGGAACCATATGGGTTTTTTAACCTACCACTTTCTCAAAAATACGGCAGAATTTCTGACGGCCCGATGAAATCATCAAATATATATCCGACCGATTCAGATAACGTTGTTGGAACAAACCCATGTGGAGAAATTTCACTGTCTGATTATGAGTGTTGCAACCTCTGTGAACTTTATCTCAACAATATTGAATCCGAGGAAGAACTTTTCGTTGCTGCTAAACTTTTATACAAGGCACAAAAAGCAATAGCAGCGCTGCCATTTATTCATGAGGAGACAAACAAGATTGTTCACAAGAATATGAGGTTGGGGTTAGGTGTGACGGGGATATGTCAGTCTCTTGAAAAAGTAAGTTGGCTAGATTCGTGTTATTTAAAATTGAGAAAATTTGACAAAGAGTGGAGCAAAGAACGAAATCTCCCCGAGAGCATCAAACTTACTACCATAAAACCGAGCGGAACGCTTTCTATATTAGGTGGATCTACACCAGGAATACATCCAGCATATAGCAAATATTACTTTAGAACCATCCGTGTAGCCAGCTCCGATAAACTTGTGAAAGCGTGTAAAGACGCTGGATATAGAACTGAATTTTTGATAGGATATGACGGTAAAGAAAACCACGACACTGTTGTAATTTACTTCCCATGCAAAACTCCTGATGGTGCCCTTCTATCAAAAGATATGACTGTTTTAAAACAGCTTGAGATGGTTAAGAATCTCCAGAGCATATGGAGTGACAATGCGGTGAGTGTAACTGCTTATTATAAACCGGAAGAATTGGATTCTTTAAAAGACTGGCTTAAACTCAATTATGAAAAGAATATCAAGAGCGTAAGTTTTCTTCTCCATAAAGACCACGGATTCAAACAGGCACCTTATATTGAAATAACTGAACAAGAATATCTTGAAGCTAAGAAACATCTAAAACATATAAACGTGTCGGAAACACCGACGGTAGAAATGATTCAAGGAATAGAATGTGAAGGCGGTGCTTGCCCAATAAGATAATTAATCGTGGTTTTGGAAGTTTATCGATATTTATTATCAAATAAGATATGTTAAACCTGACTCCGGAGCACATCGTTTCAATATTGACTATTCTTGGTGTTTTAGCAAAGGGTGGTTGGTGGTTATTTAAATTTCTTCGTAAACAATACGATGCCATATCTAAAGTCCACCAACACGTCGAGGTGATCTTCAAAGAAATTACACCTAATGGTGGAGGTTCGATAAAAGATAAAGTCAATTCGATGTCAAAGGAAATAACACAGAACACAAAACTCACTGAACAAATTTTTTATCGCCAAAGGTGGATGATGGATCACAGAGAAGAAGCGATATTTGAAGCTGAAAACTCCGGAGAAGTTTCTTGGGTCAACAAACCATATTGTAAACTTGCTGGAAGAGATTCCAATGATCTTCTTGGACATAACTGGAAAAACACTATCCATGAAGAAGACAGAGAACGGGTCGTGACTAATTGGGATTCGTGTGTAAAAGATGGTCGCCAGTTTGAAGATGAATATCGTATTGTTATTCCTGACGGACGAGTCATTAAGGTGACCTGTTGTGCAAATATGGTCACTCCACATGGATACTTAGGAAGTGTTCAACTATCCACTGAAGCGTGTATATTTTGTCCTGCTGCTCATGGAACGAATAGACCGGAAGAAAAGAAGTTGTAAGTTATAAATTTCTGTGTAATATGTTTACATGGAAATTGCTCCACGAAACTTAGAAAAACCCTTTAGTAAAGAAAAGGTTTATCTGCGACAGATAAATAAAAACGTTGCAAAGGAAATAGTAGTAAAAAATCATTATACCCATAAATGGAGTCTTTGCCAGGTTGCTTATGGTGTTTTCTATAAAACAGATGAAGAAAATCTCCATTTTGAAGGAACCGATGACAAGTTGATAGGGTGTGTTATTTACGGTCAACCTGTAGGAAGAAGTGCCGCCGCTTCATTGTCAGATAATCTCTCCATAGATGAAGTTTTTGAACTGACAAGGCTTTTTATCTTTGATGGATACGGAAGAAATATAGAAAGCTACTGCATATCACAATCTTTTAAGCTTCTTAACCAAGAATTTCCAAGAATTAAAGCGGTAATAAGTTACGCGGACGGAGAACAGGGACACAAGGGGGTGATATACCAAGCCACTGGGTTCCTATATCAAGGAAATTCCTCTTTGGCCCTCATGCCCAATTATAGTTTAAGTTTAAAGGGGCCACCGAACTATGAATGGATGCATAGTAGGTCAGTAACCTCCAAGTGGGGAAGCTCTAACGTAGATCATTTAAAGAGATGTATAGGAAAGACGTTTTGGCGAAAGAAAGAATCCACCAAACATAGATATATAATATTCATAGGGAATCGAGTGGAAAAGAAAAAACTTACAAAATCGTTAAAACATCCGATACTTCCATACCCAAAATCTTGTCACCACGTTGATGAAATTGAAGAGATTCTTGTGGAAAATAATACAATGGAAACCTTTTTCTAAAGATATTTATAGGTTATGACACTTAAATTATCCGATTTGAAGAAAATAATCCGTGAATCTGTGGATGAGGTTATACGAGAAAAATACGGATCCGGTCCCGTAGATCAATCCGGCCAAGGTGAAGAGGGAATACAGTCGATGTTCAATCGTGGCAGCATGGTCGTGGCTTTTTCCGATATCGAAGAATTAGCGTATGAATTGGAAAAGGATGTAGACCGTGCTGAAGCTCTCTATGAGAAACTTATCGAGTATGCTCGTCAAATTGCTCCTGAGTCAGGATACCTCCCTGATGCAAGAGGAGAGTTTTTTATCAAACGAAACACCACACAAAAATTTCTGAAAGACTATCCGAAAGGTAAAAAACAACCTGTTGTCGCAGATGACGACGGTTTTGTAGGAAACACCGAACTTCAAGAATCAAAGTTGTCTGAATTAAAAAAGATCATTAAAGAGGCTATCGAAGAAGTTAAAAACGAGGATTCTAAGTCGATTGAAGAATCTATGAAGTCGGTATTAAGAATGCTCAAAGAACAGAACAAAAACCTTTCTTTGAA